CCATAACGGTGTTCCAGAAGGCAAAATGGCAGGAAATTCAATGATTTCCCAGTCATCTACCCCTGTCTTATCAGAAGATTTAAGGATTTGACCCGTCAAGTCACGCTTAGACCATCGGGTCATCACAATGATGATGGCTCCTCCAGGCTGAAGACGCTGTCTTGGGCCTGATGTGTACCACTCATACACGTTATCGAAGATAGCCGGGTTCCCCTGCTTAGCTTCCTGCTCACTGTGAGGGTCATCAATGATCAATAGATCAGCACCCTTGCCCGTTACAGCCCCGCCAACCCCGATAGCAAAGTAATCCCCTCCCTTGTCAGTGTTCCACCGTCCCGCCGCCTTTGAATCACTTGAAAGCTTGGTATCAAAGACCTTGGAGTACTGCTCTGACGAGACTAAGTTCCTGACTTTTCTTCCAAAACCCACTGCTAGCTCTGCTGTGTGGGCGGTCTGGATGATCTTCTTCTCTGGAAACTTACCCAGAAACCAAGAAGGAAGTAAGAAAGACGCAAACTCCGACTTTGTGTGTCGGGGCGGCATGTTAATGATTAGCCGCTTTAAATCTCCCGAAGCGACCCTCTCAAAAGCATCTGCCATGATCTGATGATGCTTCCCCGAGATAAAGATAGGCCACATCTGCTGAACAAAGAATAGATAGGACTCCCTACACCTCTCTACCCGGTCCATCTCCATAAGAGCAAAGATCTTGTTCCTCTCAGCCTCCGGCACCTTGTCCACTATTGACAAGTACCCGGCAATCTCTTTCTTTGTCAATAAACTCATAGGTTGACTATCTCATTGACAGACTTGTCCACCAACTTAATAGAGTAGTACTTCCTAGTCTTGGTCTCTAGATGCCCATCCTTCTCTAACCTCATCACAATCCTGTGCATGTTCGCCCTAGACTTCATCTTCAACCCACTTGCCAAGACCGCATAGGAAGGCCCAATCCCATGGATCTTTGTGTAAGCCTTGATGAAATCTAAAACAATCTGCCATCTTGGACTCACTTGTCTTTTTCCTTCATCTTTGCCAAAGCCCGATAGATCTCTTTACAAGCCTCTAGAGCCTTCCAAGACTCATCTAAAGCCTTGTCATAGTCCCTTTTACATGCAGCCCAGTGAAGCTCCTTTAAAGCGTTCTCTGCCATCATTGTGGGCATTGCGTAATCATCCATGTTCTCTCCTTTAAACGAGCATAGCATACAAGTGTATGTACATACAAATGTTTCCTAAAAATATATGTAGGGGGGGGTGGTGGGGATGCGAACAGTTGGGGGGGGAAGATATTTGGAAGAGTGGGGGCAATGTTTTGGAAGAGTGGATTAGAGCGTTACATGTGGAGGGGCGACCGGCAGTCCATCGGGGCTCCCCTGGGGTGGGTACGGTCCCGCCATCCCCGTTTACATCATCCCTCCGCCATCCCGCCACCCGTTTACACCATCACGCGCAGCCCGCGCACCGCGTTTACATCAGCCTGTCTTGATCGCCTTGACGTTGTCCAGCAGGCGCAGGTGTCCGGATAGCTCTCGTTTGAGCTGATCCGCCGTGACTGTCTCTGGTGCGATGGTGGCGGCTTGTGTAAACGCCCCACTGGCCTTGCCGAGGAGTTCTAGAGCTTTCAGTTTGCTGCCTTCCTGGTTGGCGTCCTTCGCCACCGCAACCAACTGCCGCATGACCCACAATCGAGTCGCCGCCAGATCGACCGCCAGCACTTCCGCAGTCTGTCCCCAAGCCGCTTCTAGCATCGCCGCCACCTTAGGCCGCTTGCTCAGTCGCCAAGCATTTGCGCTTACAGCCCCGTCGCTTGTCTTATCGTTCGGATAGGCTTGCCGGTAAGCACTTCGGAGACTTTGCCCGGCAATCACCCCTTCTGCGAACCTTAGTTGAGCCGCAGGCATAGGCTTTAAACGGCTTGCTGCCGAACCCATTACATGCCCATCTGCACGTCGGCGCGGAGGTGCTGCCCCTTCTGCTAGCCGTTCCGCTTCGCTCTCTGCGTCATCATCTACACAATCAATATCTATGCCCCCATGGTCTGCGGCGTCCGCGCCACCATCAATCGCGTCCAGCGCCGCCATGTAGTCCAAGCTTCCAGTCTTCGCCATGCTTCACCCCTTAACAGTTTAAACATCCGGCATACTGTGCCATAGTATGCTTTGTATCCATCATACCCTATCCGATCATAGTATGGAATAGGTCTTCTATAAGACCCGCACCGACTCTTATATAAGACCTGAACCCACTCTTATATAAGACCCAACAGACTTATCCACAGAGTCTTATAGAAGACTTTCCTGTGGATAACCTGTGAACAACTACTGTTTCACAATGTGAAAAATGCCCAGGAAGCCCCCTATCTATTTGCAGCGCTACCTAGATACCTATCGGGCTTGACCCGCCTTCCTGACGATCCTGGTGCGTTCTAGCGGCTGTCGGTCTATACAGTAAGCCACCCTCAAAATGCCCTGGCATGATCCCTGCTACGCGTGCGCCCGCATCTTAAAGTTAGTCCAGATGACCCGCCGCGCAGCCCGCTGAGCCTGCCCTGGTGCCACTAGTACGATTGTGTTTGCACGCGCCATCAATGTCGTGCTAGCATCTGCATGCCGGGCTGTTCCGGTGCTTGCCGAAGGTGTTTGAAAATGTCCCTCCCAACGATCCATGCGAGCCGGGAAGACTGGCTCACCGCAGCGGTTGAAGAACTGCGCCCGTCCTTCGCCGCTATCGGCTCCCCCGTCCCCAACGCCATCCGGGTGGCGTGCGGGTTCCCGTCCAATGCCCGCCGCTCTGGCGCAATCGGTGAATGTTGGGCCGATACCGCATCAGCCGATGGCACCATCGAGATATTGATTAGCCCGACCGTCGCCGACCCGGCGCAGGTCTTCGAAGTGCTGGTCCACGAACTGTCGCACAGTACAGCCGGAGCCATGAACCACGGCGCACCCTTCCAGGCTGTCGCCAGCGCCATGCACTTGGTGGCCTCAGGCACAGGCAAGCAGTCATGGAAATCAACAGCGCCCGCCGCCGGGTTTGACGCCGCCTACGCCGCAATTATTGCGAGCTTAGGCGCATACCCCCACGCCGCTTTATCCCTGGCCGAGAAACCCAAACAGGCAACGAGGATGCTGAAAGCCGCCTGCCCCACCTGCGGCTACACGGTCAGGCTTACCCAAAAATGGGCATCGCTCAGTTTGCCCATCTGTGGGACTGATGGCGAATCGTTCATCCTTGAAACCGGAGCCGCAGAATGAGCCGCCACATCCCGATCATCCTTGCCATGGGCGGCACTGCCGCCGTTTGCGGCGCAGCGCAGAATCTGCTAAGCCGAGGGACTATGTCCAAGTTGGAAGCCGCCCAGGCGCTGGCCGAGGCTGTTGACCAGGGCCGCATGACACTCGGCACGGTACGCCAGACTGTCGCCCTGGCCGCTGCCCCTGGCGCTGCCCAGATGCAGCCCTACACGCCGGAGTTGAGCAACCCGGCCCCGGCCAAGAGCAACGATATAGGCGCAGCACTGAACGCCAGCGCACACATTGCTGTCGCCCTCCGGGCTGAGACCCTGGCGCTCCAGTCCGCTCAGGAAATTGTCGGCCTGCAATCGACGCTCCGCATCCTTGACGGCAACGCCCGCACTGTCGCTGACACCGCAGCCCGAGCCAACGCCGCAGCAGAGCATGCCGCCCAGGAATTGGGGGCGCTGTCATTGAGACTCACCAACCGTTTAAATGCAGCAGAGCGGGCAACCGAGCGGGCAACCGACGCAGCCGCAGCCGCCCGGGTTGCCGCATCAGAGGCAATCAATGACGCCAAGAAAATAACCGTCGACCCCACAGAAGTCACCCAAGCAGTCGCCCAGGCAGTGGCCGCAGCGTTTAAACCATTCCACGACCGCGTCACCGAAACCAGTACTCAGGTGGCTGTCGGTGCGATGGTCCAAACGATGGTTATCGACCGCCTGCCGTGCCTGCAGGTGTTCGGGGTTGACCTGCTAGACCGTGCCGGCCTGCCGGTGATGGTCGATATATGGGACCATCCCGAAGCCCCGCCAGTAGACACTTGCTTTATCTGGTCGGAGCCGATCCTGGCGCATTTGCTGCTGTCGCAGGATTCCGGAGAGTCGATCTGGCTCGGCGGTGAAAAGGGAACAGGCAAAACCCAAACCGCTATGCAATGGGCCGCTCGCACGGGTAGAGGGTTTACCCGTATTAACTTCAGTAAGTACACTAGTCCGGAGGACTATCTCGGAGCGACTGGCCTGGACAGCGGCAAAACCGGCTTCCAATCACAAGCCTTCCTCCAGGCTTATAGCTGCCCGTCTAGCGTGATCCTGCTCGACGAGATTACTAACGCGGACCCAGGAAACTTGTCCCCCCTAAACGGCCTGCTGGAACCCGGCGCAGCCGTCAACATCGGCGGCACGGTCTGGCGGAAAGCCGCCGGTGTCATGGTGATGGCAGCGGATAACACGCTAACCGCAGGCGACGACAGTGGACGGTATGCCGGTACCCGCCCGATGAATCCCGCCCTGGCCGATAGATTTTCCCGTGTCGTGCCATTTAAATACCTTCCCTTAGAGCAGGAAGTGGAAGCAGTGGTGCGGCACACCGCCTGCAATCCTGCCCTGGCCCGCCACATCCTGGCCGCTGTCACCCTTTGCCGCGCTGGTGTCGACGCCGGTGATGTAGTTGACGCCCCCTCGATCCGCTCTGTGGTGGCCTATGTCCGCGCCCTGCGCTTGCTGTCCCCCGCCGACGCTTGGCTGTCGACGATCGCCAGCCGCCAACCCGTCGAAGGCCAGACCGCATTAGAGGCAATCCGCATCGCTTCGCTTGATGAAGCTTTGATTCTGAAATTGATCGGAGAATGAAATGCACGGTTTAGAGAAACTATTGGGCCGCTCGACAATCGAAGGCTGGCAAATGCGCCAAGGAATCGAGACTTTTGCAAAGCACTGCGCCGACGCCCTCGGGCTGTCAGGCATCCGGGTTACATGGACCCGCAACACCGAGACCGCAGCCATCAGCCAAGGCGGCGACCTGTACCTGAGCAATGTCCGGGACAGCGCCCGTATCTCTCGCCCCCTGTTTATCCGTTATGTCGGGTTTGTGGTCCACGAATTATTGCACCGCAAATACACCGACTGGAGTGCTGGCCGGGGTTGCACCGGCGCATTCCTGGCAGCAATGCATAACGCGGTTGAAGATATTTGGATAGAGCGGCGCGGTATCGCCGACGGGTTTGTTGGAAATATTTCCGGTGTCCTGACCGACCTTATCGGCGGCATGGTGGTCGAAGCCCTGGCCGCAGTGAAGGACTGGGCCGACCCGAAGCAGTACCCGTTTGTGATGGCTGTCCACGGTAGACGCTATGCCCCGCCGATACCCATGGCCGACGGCCTGCGGAAAATATTTGACGAAGCCAGTACGCGGATTGACGCTTGCGCCACGTCATGGGACACGCTCGCAGTGGCGCAGTGGATTGTCGATCAATTGCAACTGCCGCCCGCCGCCGACAGCCAGCCGGACAACACGCAGCCGAACCCGAACCCTGACCAGAGCGACCAGGGCAAGCCAGACCAGGGCGACAGCCAACCCGGCCAAGGCGACAGCCAAGGCGACGAACCAGGGCAAGGCAAGCCAGAGGGCAAGCAGACCGACGGCAAGCCCCAGGAAGGCCCAGGGAAGCCTCAGGAAGGCCAGCCAGCGGGCAAGGGCTCAGGACAGGGCAAGAGCGACACCAACGGCCCGCCAAGCCCCGGACAGCGCCGCTCAATTGCTGGTGCATTTAGGGATATATATGAAGTAGAGCCGACGATTGATCCCGGTAGCGCCCGCGACAGAAATACATTCTGTGAGGCCGATTCTCTGGTCGACAGCGCCCGTCATCTCTGGCCCGGTGTCGTCAGCCGCTACGCCCCTGCCCCGGTGTCAGCAAAGCTCCGGACTGAGGTCCGCCGGATATTCGACAACTCAGGGACGAGCGAATGGAGCATGAGCCGCAAGACTGGCGCGGTTCACCCTGGCGCCCTGGCAAGCACCGCAGCGGGTAATGTCCGACCGTTTAAACAACGCCGAGACACTGAGGGCATCGACAGCGCTGTCGTGCTGTTGGTCGACGTTAGCTCGAGCATGTCCGGTGATCGTGCCATGGCCGCTATTCCGGCGTGCGCTGCGCTATTGGAAACCCTAGCCGCCGCTGGTGTTGACGTGGCAATACTCGCATTCAATGGGGTTTGTTCGATCATCAAACCGTGGGCCATGCCGACCCGCAAAGCCCTGGGCTTGCTGCACCGCCTGAAGATCGAAGGCGGCACCAGGGACTACAGCGCTCTACGCCACGCCCACGGCCTGCTGCTGAGACATCCCGCACAACGCCGCGTGGTGTTCGCTCTAAGCGACGGTGACGGTGATGTAGCCGCAGCCCGTGCCCAAAACATCAGCGCCGCACGATTGGGAATTACGACAATTGGGGTCGGAATCAGGCACGACGTTTCAGCGGTCTATCAGCAATGCGTACGGGTTGACGACCTAGCCGATCTGGGCCGCGTTATGTTTAAACACATAAAGCTCGCCGCATGATGCTTATAACCCTAGGTTATATCGCCACGGTGCTGGTTGCCGTGCTTGTCTGTTTCATCTATTTCGGAGAATGGTGATGAGAATCAAATTTTGGGGCGGCTTTCACCATACGCCGCCCGTCAACGTCGAAGCTAAGGTGATCGCCGACGGCCAAGGCCAGACCGCTTGGCTCAGCCCCGGCCAACAGACCCGCCTAGCTCGCCGATTCTGCGGCCTGCGCGGTTGTGGTTGTGGTGGTGCCCGACGCGCCGCCTACAGCCTGCCCCCCGGCTGGCGCATGGGCTCGCTCGGCGTCCTGCCGGTAGATCAGATGGTGGCCTACCGTCCTGAGCCGGGTCATCAGCTTCCCCTCTCACTGACTGGAGATCAATCGTGATAAAAGAATTTTTTGTTGCCGGAGCAAAG